TCTCAAGGTAATGTTCAGTATAAGCTATTTCAGGAGTTCCTGTTGATGGATCAGCATCAGAGTTAACTGGAATTACCCAAACAAGCTCACCATTTTCTTCATCAAAATGACTTAAAACTTGATCAAGTCTCTGTGGAGAAATCGTCCTGAGAACATCTCGGAAAACATGCGTTCCAACTTCTAATAAAGAAATTCCATCAAACTGATACTGACCATCAGAAGAAAGAAATTGATGAAAATTACCGAAATCAGATACCGATCTAGCAGACAAAGGACCAATGCTAGATATAGCAGTACGAAACACAAAAACGAGATCGGGTGCTGAAGCTCCAACAAATTGCACAAGAACAATCGATCTCTCAGAATAAATAACAGCATTATCTCCAAGAGTGAAGATTACAATAATAGGATCTACACCATCATGAACAACGTTTTCACCTGCCTCTTTAGTAGAGACATTTTCAGGCTCACCTATTGCAGAATTTCTTTGTGTGTATGGTTTATCTACACCACCCTCGATAAGATTACCAAAGAGTAGCATATTCTTAAATCTGGAAATAGTCCTGCATCTAAATCCAATAGGTGGCTCGTAAATTTGATCTGAGCTCCCATCCCACGCTATTACATCGTCAACAAAATTAGTACCATACCATCTATCGCCATCAGTACCCTGAACAGCAACTGCGTTAGGGAAAATTTCACTATCCCAAATATTAAATTTATCACCGGTAAATGTCTTTCTTGTTGTATAAGCAAGGCCAGTATCAGTAGACCCTAAAAAATTAGTCGTAAGGGTTATTTGTGTATTACTGTCCACACTGTCAATTTCATACCAAGTGGCGTCTGGGTCATTCTGACCTGTTGCGCCGGAATGAAAGAAATCGCCAGCCTTTACATTTGTTGACCAAGTCGTGCCTGTCCCTGTGACAATAGCTGACCCATTCGTGACAGCAACAGTGCCCGTCTCGTATCTTAGATTGAGATATGTTCTAACATCTGTATTTTCGTTATAATTATATACATCTCTAGTGGTCGCAATAATCAGCTTTTGTGTGCCGTCTCTAAGGAAGAAACCATCTATCAGAAGAACAGGATTTTCAAAGCTTTTTGTCGTAAATTTAGTATACCCCATATTGTCACGAACAAGACGGCCCTGCTTGACACGCAAGTTCATGCAGTCAGCCAAGCCGCGATTTGGAATATCAATGAAAGGACGATCTAGATATAAACCAAGATTAGGACGTAATGTCCTATCGGTCTCTCTCTCTTGGACAATAGGGCGACGACCCATGACTTATGTCTTGATTATTTTATTCATGATAATAGTTGGCTGTACGTTATTGTGCGCCCCATCTCCTCCAGTAGAGTTAATCGTAAGCGTGTGGCTGTGAGATCCAGAAACGCCAGTTGTAGTTGTAGCAGGATCAGATCTGATGCTATTTGTGTCGCCACCTGCTGTAACAGGATTTAGAATTTGATATGAGTGACTGTGATCGCCATCTGTTGAGGTCGTGCCTGTATGAGTGTGAGCAGGCATCTGAGCTTCAGTGAGGGTATGCGTCTCCGCACCACCTACAGCGCCCAGAGTATCGCCATCGATGCCACCGGTCTGATTAGTCAGTCTATCGGCTGACGTGCCTCCCATATCATCCTGACCGGCAATGACACGACCTCGACAATCAGGAAGATTGAATGTCGTCGAGCCATCCCCAATACCATAAGTCGTGCCTATAGCCGTGAACAAAGCTGCATAAGTTGTCCGGCTTACGGCCTGCCCATAACACATTAACCAACCACTAGGAGCAGCCGTGCCAGCATAATCAACAGTTATCCCAGCACCAAGAAGGCCATTAATAGCGTTCTCTACAGCAAGACGAAATGTTCTTTCATTCGCTGGAAAAGTAGATACAATGGCATCATTTGTCGGATTGGTATCGTCGAGATCTACGGTCATTAATAAAATCTCCTACGAGTTCTGTTACTTGGAACTCTCCCGAAGACGCCAGATCTAACTGCTAGAGTTTGCCCAGATGAAAATCTTCTTCTCTTATCCTCATTAACAATTCTTTTCAACTCTCCAGTATTAAGATACTCACCTGAAGAAACATCGTATCCTGCAATGCGACTAAACACCAAAGCTCTCTCTTCTTCACGCATCATAAGAAATGCATTAGCAAGAGCAAAATTGATCAAATACTCATCGGCATTGTCTGTAAACCAATTGGTATCAGTAGGATTAACTAATTCTGTAGTTTTTCCCCAATAAGGCAATGTTAAACGCCAGTTGCCATCAGAATAATCTGAAAGATTATTAGCAGCTGGAAAAACTTCCAAAACATCAGATGGATCATCCCAGATATATTTAGGAGTTCCTATATCATTAGGATCTCCCTCTTGAAATCTAGTCACAATCTCACCTTCACTATCAAGCCAATCTATCACGGATGTTCCGCGCGCATTATAGACTATATAAGGCTTATTTCTTCTCGCCTTCCATCCTGTTGGGAAAGAACCAAGAGCATTGCTACTTACTGTGGTGACAACAGAATGCTCTTTTCTCATATGATTAAAGTTGTGTCTGCTTTCTGCAACTTTCACACCTAAATTAAGCCAACCTGGAATGGCCAAATTGACCTCAGACAAGACATCAATAACTCTTGTCTGAACAGTTGTTTGCAGGGTGCTAAAGTCAGGCATATATATACACCTAAAGAGAAGGCGGGACAATGCCCGCCTTCAGTCTCTTAGACCTGTAGGGCTTTGACCCTATCGTCCGCGCCTTGTGCGCCCCTTACGTCGCCCCATGGTAAGGCGTCCCAAGTTGAAATGTCCTGACATTCACTTCTCCTGTACATCGTTGGTGGTCGCCCCGAGAGCCTGCATAAGAGTTTGAGCCGTAGATTTGTCAACGAGATATGGAGTTAGAGCTTCACCGCTCTCTTTATTAACAATACTGTAATTATCTCCCTTGCCCTTTTTCAGGACATAAACTTGACCTTCTACAGACGCTGAAAGCACCTGATTAACAAGGTCGGATTTCGCAGCAAATTCAGCTTCAACAGCTGCTCTCGCTTGGGCAAGAGCAGCTGCCTTTTTCATCTCTGTAGCATGCTCCTCAACAGGGAAGCCTGCCTGTTCCGCAAGCTCGGACGTAACCGGATTGCCTGTAGCATCGAAATACTCACCAGGAGTGTCTTTGTACATAACGACAACAATCCCCGATGAATGCGGTCGTTTTGTGACACCCCGATCAAGATCGATGGTAGGCATGTGGCTACCCCTTATCCGAGTTTATACCGAGCTTGTAATTATGCACTTTCGGTCGCGTTCGCTAACCGATCGCTCGCCGAAGCCGAGGAACCCGATTGGAACGGACGTTGCTGATACTCAATCACGATATGACCATCACCAGCGGTCATGGCATTGACAACCTGAGCAACAAGCTGTTCTCCAGGGTTTAGCTGAAGAGGAGTTGATAGGTTTTTGTAGTGCATCTTGCCTTGAGTAAGGCCGGTCGTCCCAATGATCGTAGCTTGAGATGTAGTCCTGCCAGTGTCACTACCAGCCGTAGGACGCTTATCAAACTCGATATCGAGGTTTTGAGGGTTCGTGGTCGTAGCAGAGCTAACGATCACGCCAACTCGGACAACGTCGACAGGAACCCCAGGAGTAAAGACAAAAGCATCAGCAGCAGCGTCCAGAGCGACCTGCGCGCTTACCTCTTGTTTGTAGTCTGTGAATTGCATAACTGTTCACCCCTGCTAGCCTAAAGATTAGGCGCTAGTTCCGTGGATAACCCGAGACGTAGAGGCTTGGTCCCAAGTAAGACCAGCTTCTACGGTGCCGACCCATCCGAACTCACGGAACCGACCCAGATCCTCAGGGACGCCAGCACGAAGTTCTGGCTCCTCAACTGAAGCAAGGAAGCCAGCATCAGCACCGAAGAAGATGCACTCGCCACCAATGCCACCCGAACCGATGGTATTGTCGAGAGCATCGATATGGTTTGTTTCGAAGAGAGCGAAATTCTCAACATCACGCAAGCGACCCGTGATAAGAGGTTCGCTAGTTGTCGGAGATAGCCAATCCTTGTACAAGGTGTCATCCTTGATACCGCGAGCGGCTTTAGTAGACAAGATGCCTACATACTTACCGTTTCGGAAAGGCGGTACTTTGAGCGTGCCTTTCAGTTCATCGTGAATAAGCCGAAGATCGGAAATGCTCAAATTCCGATCAGCAGTCGTGCTTGGCGTGCCATCTGTATCGAATACCGAACCAGCAGCAACGGAAATGAACTTGTACGGCGTGAGCTTCAGGGCATCAGCAACCATCTTGTCCATAGTAAGCCGCATCTGATCACGCAGCATCATCTGGAAAGGATTACTAAGATCGAAGTGAGTTAGATTTTCCTCGAACTTCGTAGTCTCAAGCTTGAAGCCCCACTCGCCAACCGTCACCGACTTGGTCTCGATTGCCGGTCGACCAGAAGGCAGACGATCAGTTTCAGAAACCCTAGTCGCCAAGGGAAGCTGAAGAACGCGCGTAATAGTCACGCTTTGACCAGAGCCTTTACCAAAGCCACGTTCTGGCCTAACGAACCTCATAAACTGGCTATCAGCAGCAGCCTGCTTACGAATGTTCGACGAAAGACTATGATCCTTGTACACACCAGTAGGTGCGTCCCATACCCAAGCCATTATTGATCTCCTAGTTCACATCACAAAACCATCAGTTCTCTGAAGGTCTTTGATTTCTTGCGTGAACGAGGCGGCACTTTCTTTTTGTTGACTTACTCCCGATTCTGAAGGTCCAGGTTGTCCAGACGAACCACCACCGGGCATACCCCCAGCACGAGAGGGGTCTTCTTGGTCTTTATTTTGATCTTTATTATCTAACGAAACACCATTGCTTTGATAAAACTTTTTCAATCTTTCAGCGACAGCATCAACAATAACATCTGGATTTTCCAATGCCGTCATGGTGGGATCAATGTTTCTTGAGACAAGACTGGCCATTTCAGCGTTGGCCATGGACCCAATCAAGAGTTCACTATCCGCTCCCTTGATCAAATCACCATAATTCTCATTAAATCTAGACCAAAGTTTATTGGCAGCATCTTGCTGTCTAGAAGCAGCATCAGCAACAGGATCGGGTTTTGGTTTCGTAGCATAAGCTACGGCATTTCCAACAACCTCAACCATTTTCTTCGCAAAACCTGCACCATCAGTAACAGGATCGGGAAGCTCGCCAATATTCTCTAAAGGATTAGGATCAGGCTCATTTTGAGGCGCATTATCACCCGGTCTCTGACTGATCAATGTTCTAATCGTCAATTGATCATTCCGACGATCATCCTGCAATCGAGTAACTGTATCCCTGAGCCCTCTGATTTCAGTCAAAAGCTCACCAACCTGTTGCTGATCAAGTGGCGTATCGTCACCAGCTGCATTAGGAGCCGGATCTTGATTGCCAATATTGGGTCTGGTCGGATCGCCTAGTCCTGTCATCTCTTTGCTCACTTGTATGTTCCGAGGTGATTATCACAAAATATAGATCACTAGAATATATACGGTCAATCTCTCTTTTCGGCAACTCGCCCTTTGGCCTGATTTCCCCGTTTGATAGTCTTGTCAAATGTTTTCTGAAGATCCATCAAAAGAAAAATCTCGATACATACCCTCACAGCTACGTCAGAAGGAATATGACCATCCCTTTTTATTTGAGAATACACCTGATCCTTTAGTGTATCGAACCTAACACCTTGCAAATGATCAAGAAATACTTTGGCTTGCGCCGCCGAAACCCCCTTCGATACCTGAAGAAGATCTTTTTCAAAACCAAGATCAATGCCAGTCATCATACACCAGCCAAAGCAGCAACATTAGGTGCGGGTGGTGATCCCTGCGATGGATCATCACCTTGATTTCCTCGATCAGTCAAACCACGAACAATACGCTCCCTTTCATCAATCTCTATATCCTGTGGATCAAGGCCATAAAGAGTGATAAGCTCATCAAGGACTTTCTTTACTGAGTACGTCTGTAAGAACTCTCTAAGAAGAACCTCATTGCCAGCAACTGTATTCAAAAGAGCCAAAAGCTGACGAAGTTTTTGAGTTCTTTCAATTATCTTAGATATTCCGTTAGCTCTAAGGCTAAATTTCCTCTTTCTAAAATCATCCTTCCTTGTCTTGATCATCTGAGCATTTTCTTTTCCAAGAAGCTCAACTATCTCTGGTTCATCGAACGCATAATGCTGAAGTCCAGTAAACCAAACAAGGAACAAAAGAGGTTCAAGAAAACGACTTTCTACAGATCTAGCCATAGATTTAACTATAGCAGAACCTTGCCTAGAAACTTCACTTATTTCTGTGGCTGTAATATCGCCCTTAGGCGGAACTTGTCCCAACGATATTTCTGATTGGATAGCTCCATCCCTAAGCTCAGCTTTAAGACCCTGCCATATTGTTATAGCTTCAGACGGAAGTCGACCAAGAGGAATTTCTGATATAAAATTATCTATATCTTCACCATCGTCAAGAATGAAGACTTTATTAGGATGAACTCCCTCTGATAATTGAGCAGGGTCATCAAGAGCATCTGGTCTAGCAGCAAATGCATTAAGAGTTGATGCACTTACACCATCCATCAACAAATTTGTCATTTCAACAAATGCAGAAGATATCTGAGACCATGTCTCCATATATGTCTTACCATAAATAGAGAGCGGAACATCTATCATTGCCGCATATACAGTCCAATCCCTCTTATGCCACCAAGGATTTTTCTCAGGCCCCCTAATAAGGAAGCGATCATTAGCAATAACGCACAACGAATTAGTCACATACGGTTTGCCATCATCAGGATGGATGATAGTGCAAAGAAATTCTGTTAACTTAACTGGCTTTCTGCCAGATGTCATCTGTTCCTGAGAATTACCAGTACTATCTTGCTTAGCAGTATTGTTCTGTTCATCAATGAAAGAAGCAAGGGCAGTTATCTCATCAGGATCATAGAGACTATTACCGCTACTATCTTTCATTCCAGCAAGATCAAGCAACTGATGATAATCAAGCTCAACAGTCCTAAATCTATAAAGATTTCTACCAGTATGATCTAACCATGTATTCCTTGGATCAAGCATCTCAACTGCTACATATTTCCCCTCCTCTCCTTGCTTCACTATCACAGCAGCATTAATAGCGTTAATAGCTCCCAGAACCATAAACTGCTGGAACAGACCAGAAAACGACATCTCGTGATTGTCAGGGGTTCGTCCACACCTGCCAAGAAGGTACTTGATGAATTTCTTGATAACTGGCGACAAATCGTTGTTCTCATCTCCAGGAATAGAGATCTCAAAAAAGTCACCAGCCTGCGTCAACGCTTCAGCCATAGCCGCAGCCCATCTCTCAACGAAATGGGAAGCTTCAGGAAGTTCTAGGGTCGACTGCCAATCAGCCTTTTCCGACCAGTCATGCCTGCTCCAATATTGATGCCAATTCTGTTCCCAGATCTCATCTCTAGGATTGAAGCCAGACTTTCTGTTCTGCTCTGCCTCAGAGACATAGGCTTGGAGGATCTTAACGATATCCTCTTTACTCAGGGGTCGACGACCGCCACCGGACTTAGGGTCCATAGGATCGTTGGCCGGGTTTGGCGTGGCAATCGCGTTTGTCATGTCACAAGCCTATCACTTGAGCGACTGGAGATACAACAGGTCCGCCACCAGCAATAGTTTTTATCTGAAATATGCGATCTTCAAAATAATAAGAAAAAGGCTGTTTTGCATCATACCAGATAGCTCCATCATCAAGTGGATAATTATATAAACGAATTTCTGCCATATCACCTCTAAATTGCGGATTAGTATGTCCATGGAAAATATCTGTTGTATCATTGTTATAAGTAGGTACATCCGTAGATGTTGCCGCAGTTCCTTGAGAAATACCACCTCGGAAAGCTTCCATTGTTCCAGGAACCCATCTTATAGCATAGTGTTCAATCTCAGTAGGATCATTACCAACATTGACAGTATACCAACCGCGAATTCCGCCGACTGCACGATAAGCAATATCAAGTGTAAATGTGCCAGCTGGGGATGTATCAAAAGCCCACTCCAATCCACCATTAAAAATATTATCACAAGCTCCAAAAATCATACGCTGATTAGCAACGCTCGTATCAGGCTTAAACCAGATAACAAGAGTATGCCCAGCAACATGATGTTGACTATTAATGCCGCAGTTTATAATTGTTTCCTTTGCTACTGTATCAGTTCTGTTAATCTTCCAGCCAGATGAATGAGCAAAAGATGTATTTGAGATATCCTCTGTACCAATTCCATGAGCGCCATAGCCCGAAACGTCTCGGACAGCTATATCTCCATTTTTGGTACCCTGAAAATTCCAAAACGGCCAACAACCTACAAGGCCACGGGAAAGGCCATGGTTCTTATCAAGCCTAGGATTTTTAGGTAACGCTCTAAGCCGCATTATTGAAGCTCATCTGTAATTGGCACCAACACTTGATGAGCTTCAACGTCATCACCCTCAAAGGCATCTCCACCATTATTCACAACAATAAGCTGACCATGCCTAGAAGCTGGTTCAAATTCACCAACATATCCATTTTGGACAACTGCTCCATCATGAGTTCTAAGAGATCCAATAAACTGACATTGAGCCAAGAATTCATCAAGTGTAATAGAACCAAGCGCTCCATCTGGAGCTGCTCCATCAGCACCACTATTACCAGCTACATTACCATTACCTTGTGTGGCAACAGGAGATGGAGCCCAATAATAATCAACTTGCCCATTAGCGGAAGGTGTTTCACCTGTATAGTCAACACATCCAAGGCAAGCATACTTTCGCGCGCGTGTAGCTCCAAGATCTACCTTAGTAGATTGTCGAGCTGCACCATGTGCAACGCTGGCAAGAGTAAGGACAACATCAGTGGGAGTGCCATACGCCCAGTTTGTTGCCGCATCAGCAGGGCTAAAACTGCCAGCAACGAAAAAGCGTATGGCTGTTCCATCTTTAACTAAAATTTCATTAGCCACGACGAGCTTCCTCTACTTGACCAGGTTTAACCCTACCAAGACCAAGCTCTTGAGCACGAGATTGCTGATTTTGACTAAAAGCTCTCAGAGCATTTATATCTGGTAGCTTCCATACAGCTGCTTTACCTGGTCCAAGCGACCTAAATCCAGCATCTATTTCAGAATTAATAAAATTCAAAGTCTCTAAACTTGGTGACATAAATGCTGTTAGAAATGTCTTAGACCAAGTTTTCATTTCAATTGTTATTTGATTACCAGCTACACCTGTCCCAAATGGATCAGATCCAATTGAAGCATCAGCTACACAATGAAGTCTACCAAGTAAAGGCAATGCAACGGTATCACTACCATTATTAGTTCTAGATCTATTTATAATACAATAATTCAACATCATATCAATACCGCCTTCAGCAGAACGATATGATGTATTCATATCAGTAGCTACCTGAGAAGATGTCATACCCGAATAACCGCGCGTCAAGGGGTCATTCGTAATCTCATCCTTAATGATGCCAACAACATCAACCATATTTCGCCTCTAAGAGAAGTTCTGACCTACAGTTGCTGCATAAACAGTCGTACCAGCATCTCGCGTCCAGACAACTATAGCATCTGTTGCGTTCGCGGCACTAGTAATTGTAGGTGCCGTTCCGCCAGGCCAATTCCAACCAGCCGGAAAAGCGACCGTCCGACTACCAGTGGCATCCTGCGTAAGCTGCACAGTCATCCTACCAAGGTTACCCGAGGCAGGCCAATTACTCAATGTGATCGTTGTCACATTAGCATCAAGAATTACGTCAAAATCAGGCCCATTTTCATAGTTCAGTGTAAGAGTTCCGCTCGAAATAGATGGAGTGTCCGTTTCGTGGGCGTAATCTTTGGCAATAAAGCGATTTGTGACAGTATCACCAAGCTGAATAGAACCAGTACCTTTAGTTTCGATAACCAAATCAACATTCGTGTCATCACCAGTAGAACGTAATATAGGTCCAGAACCTGTAGCTTGGTTCTCGACCTGTAAATGATTAACAGCACTAGCATCCTCAACAAATGTGAGAAGCTCTCTTGTGCCATCGCCAATAACTTGACCATTGACATCAAGATGACCACCAAGCTGAGGAGTTGTATCTTCAACTACATTAGATATACCGCCGCCAGCCGCACCAAGCGTTGTGTCTGCTCCTGTATCATCGGTAAAGATGAGAGAAGTTGGTACAGTATTCTTTACCCAAATATAGCCTTCACCAGCCGCAGGTGTATTAGCATGATCGGCACGTTCGATCATGCTAATATCACCACCAGATATCTTAATTCCAAGATTGCTGAATATAGCGGCTTCAGCACCGCCTACAGCTACTCCAATCTGATTTGCAGCAGCTGAATAAAGTCCAGTATCTTGATCATTATCAAAAGAATTACTTGGATCAGCAGCGCTGCCATCACGAGCCAATATATCACGACCAAACTTAACACCCTGCTGGCCACCATCAGCAGCAAGCATCATCGTACCACCAATAGAAATACCTATATCACCATCTGCGCTAGCTCGATAAATACCAGTATTCCCAGATGCCTGAAAACGTAAGGCTGGTGCAGTTACACTTGTTTCATGCAACATAATATCAAAGCCATTTCCATCAAGCTCACCACCAAGCTGAGGTGTAGTATCTTCAACAACATTAGATATACCACCGCCACCAGAACCTACTGTTGTATCAACACCAGTATCATCGGTAAAAATCAGCGTAGATGGTGCGGTATTTTTTACCCATATATATCCTTTACCAGCAGCAGGCGTAGAACCATGATCTGCCTTCTCTGCAAACACCAGATCGCCCGACATTTCAGTCGAGCCATCAGTCATTAGAGCCCCAGCAGAAGCTACATTGGCCGCGTCTGTTACATCGGCTCCAGTCTCAATACCATCAAGCTTAGTGCCATCAACACTTACATCACGACCATCAACCGTAAACGATTGAGCGTCCAAGTTCCCACCAAGTTGAGGTGTGGTATCTTCGACAATATTAAACAGAGCACCAGCAGCTGCTACGTTAGCTGCATCTGTAACATCTGCTCCCGTCTCAATTCCATCGAGTTTAGAACCATCAGCAGAAACATCGCGGCCATCGACTGTGAAAGTCTGAGTGTCCAGATTTCCCCCAAGCTGAGGCGTAGTATCTTCAACAATATTATTGAGACCGCCGCCACCAGAGCCAAGAGTTGTATCTGCTCCAGTATCATCGGTAAATATAATAGTAGATGGTGAAGTGTTCTTAACCCAGAGATAGCCCTTACCGGCTGTGGGTGTAGAGCCATGATCAGCTTTCTCTGAAAAGACAACATCCCCAGACATTTCTGCTGAGCCATCAGTCATCAAAGCTCCAGCTGCGGCAACATTTGTTGCATCTGTTACATCGGCGGCAGTTTCAATGCCATCAAGCTTCGTACCATCTGTTCCTACATCTCTACCATCAACTGTAAATGTCTGAGTATCAAGATTCCCCCCAAGCTGAGGTGTTGTATCCTCAACAACATTAGAGATACCACCAGCAGCACCAGCAGTTGTATCTTTCCACACGGCAGCGCCGACCGTGGCATCAAGGCAGACAAACTCTTTATCCGCCGTGCCATTAAACCACCGAGACCCGATAGCATATCCGCTGGCTGCGTCGTCGTTCACAGTAGGATCGGACGTAGCAGTAAGGTTAACCTTAATAGCGGCATATTCGCCAATATCATCAAGGCGTGCCATCAAGATTTCAGTCATGTTGATACCTCTGAGAATTTCAAGCTATCTGAGCCAGAAGGATCATCGACGAATTCAAGCTGGAAAAGCTTGTTTCCGCCACTTAAGATAAAATTCCCGGAGGTTCTTATTAGTTTAGCGATGAAGATGGTCGAGCTAGATGCTCTAAAGGGCACGTATTCAAAGCCAATACGACCGCCCCTAATTAAAAGTCTGACCGCACGATCAGCAAGCCTAACATAAGGCCCATGATAGGCGTCATAAATTCTAGCTAAATTAGCCGCTGGGAGAACATCTGATATTTTGACACGTTCTTTGGACGTGTCGTCAAACAGCAGATACCAAGTTTTACCGTCTGCTCGATCCTTGATCAGGAAGGCGAACGGTTCTGGCGTTCGTAATACGCCTTCTCTTGGCAGAACATGAAGCGGCATCGGTCACATTTATGACCATCACTTAATGACGGTATAGCCCTTCGAAAGAAGCTCGCTATCACCAGTCATCATGCCATCGCCCATGCTTTCGAGATCAGCTTCAAGAGCAGACATGCGATCCTCAACATAAGTCATGGCCGCATCCATGCGCCTAGTGTCCTTTCTGATCTTCCTAGCTTCAGAAATGACATGAGCATCATAATCAGCGAGATAATCGTCATCTGTCATGGGCATTTTTACGTCCTCGCGAGATGCTTTTCGACACTTTCAGCCTATCACCGTGCTTAGGGATCTGCAAGCCCGGTCGACCTTGAATGGTGGAGCCCTTCTGGAAAGCAAAACGTGCTGTTTTTGGCTCTCTTTTCTCACCAGATCTAGGCTTCCTGAACGCACCTAACGGGAAAAGTACAGAAACACCATAACCAAGAGCATCGCCAGGGTGAGAGTGAATGTTTTTCATGGGGTCACCATGAACGACACCAGACGAAGATACTTGCCTGGCCCACCCGCCCCTTAAAGCATGCCAAACGTGCTTAGCATTCTTCTTATCGACGATGATCATTCCTACGCCATCGCCAAGTTTTCTTAATCTCTCCCTAAGTGGATCGATCCTAGCAGATATAGATACCGGTCCAGATTTCCAAGAACCGCCAAGTTTGCGTCTTATGTATCTAACTGCTGTATTTTTCTCACCTCCAACGTACTTTCTGGCCTGTTCTCCAGTCAAACCAGCGGGATCACCAATATTTTTTAGTGTTAAAAACTTCCCAAAGTGCCCAAAATTCTCAGCAAGGCACGGCTTAACCTCATCATCAATGAGTTCATAAGTGCCAGCATCTTCGCCAACGAAGCTATAGAGCACCAAAAGATGACCCATTGGCGATACTTGAGCTATAATGCACGTCGGATTGTGCCCAAAGTCCCAAAAGCAAAAAACCGGCCTACCCTTAAGAGGTTTCAGACCTACAGCAAGATGAATTTTCTCATTAAATTCAGGAGTTACAGCTTTACCAATCTGTTGGAACCCAAATTGACCCTGAATAAAGCGTCTTTGAAGGTCTGGCCTATGAGCCCAAGCCGCAGCTATATTCTCGTAATATCCAGGCGGCAAATTGTGGATATTTTCAGGTTCTTCCGTCTGAAAAAACGTCCATGGCTGGTGTTCCGTGCCAGTAAATCCTTCTTCAACAAATCTTCGGTAAGTCCAGTGAGTTTCATCAGGGTTATTCTCTGCTAAACCGCCACAATACCAATTCATTCCTCTCTGTCTAAGACGACTGATAGCAACATCAAAAATCATCTCAGAAATACCACCGGTTTCAGCAGCCGGTGCAGGCTCATCCATAAAAAATGCCCCATAATCACGAGATTGGAGCTTTGATGCATCATCAGGGTCATCAAGACCCATGAATTGAACAGAACCTATCAAGCCTATTTGCTCAGCACGCCAAGTAAATGTCTTGGTAGTAGCGACATACTCGCCCAAAATTCCAGGCTGAAACCATTCAAAGAACTCTTTTTGTGTCGTATCTCTATTATTCTCCCAAGTATCACGTATAACAGCATGTTTAGCCGTTGGATTATGTCTCGTATGATAGAACGATTTCCAACATAATCCAGCGCTCTTCCCCTCTCCCATCCGAGACGCGAAAAGTGAGATACCTTGATGCTCGATAAACAGCTTTTGCGTCGGATTTGGAATGAACTTAATTTCACGCTGAACAGCCATATATATTCTATCCCTTCATTCGCGCTCTACGCAGATCTACAAGTTCCGCCTGCCTCTCCTGCGCACGCCTGAAATGCGTCTGAGGATCGACCAACTGAAGACCCTGAAGGCAAAATAGATCAAATTCATGCTTATCTACGATAAGTTCTGTTCTTGTGGAAATCCCGGTAATGAGAACAAGCTTTATCTTGCCATCGTCCGTCATCTTGGCAGACATGTGACCCTTGAGCCTATAAGAATTCTTACCCTCAACGACGTTCGAGTAAATAAACATTTCTTTAACTCCAAATGCGAACGGCCCCGCCGAGGACTGACGGGGCCGTTCTGAGACATTGCCGATAGTGGAGATACCGCACAACCAATGCCCAAGCGACTTACAAGGTATTATGCGATATGAGCAAAGTCAATCGGTTTCGATGTTCGGATCGAAGAAAAGATTTCCCGATGGCAAATCGTCCGCCAACGAACTAGGCCGAGTAAGAAGAACCTCAAGGCCATCCGTCCCATGGAACAACTTGAGATAAGCCGCAGCTTTCTCGGGATCATCCCCTAGCCATCGCGTAAGCGACCCGAAGGACGCGCCGCGCTGAAAGAAGATATTGCAACTGTCAATGAACGCATCATTAACCTGAGCGCCGCGATCTACAAGAGCATCTCGAACGACCTTGCCTCGATCCGTAAATCCACAGCCTGCCAGCATCAGCAGGCCGAGAACAACAACCAAGATCCAGCCGATTGACCTGGCGATCTCTAGCCAGTTATCGAATACTTCCCGCCAGCTCTCGACTTCCTCATGTCCCATCGCTGTTTTCCGCATCTTTCTCCTCCTTAGTCTCAATCATAGCAAGCATCTTAAACACCTGTGTAAATTCTGGCTTCATATCTCCGAATGGTATTGTTTCGCGAATATCAGTTATCGTGACAATCTTGCCTTTCCTTCGCATTAGATCAATGATCGTTGGATCATCCGTTCTGTGCGGCGGAGCCTCTGGGTCAGACTGAGCCGCTTTTTCAACATTGGTTGCGCGAAGCTCAGCAAACGATACCGCAAGATCATGGACACCTTTGGCGTAATCTAGTTTCTCCTTAAATTCATCATCGCTAATTGAACCGTTATGATGCAAGGTATACGTATGCCTAGCGAACGTCTCAGCATAGGCAAGTAGCGCAGACGAAGTAGCAGGATCATACGCGCTCAGAACAAAGTGGGGCCACTCAGGGATCGTCCCATCACGTCGAACGACAAGGAACTTACCTTCCGAGTGAGTTTCCGTCAGAGCCCAAGGTTTCATCTTTTTCATTCCTTCCAAAATCTATGCATTGCCCGGTATATGGACTAACGGTCCCGTCAGGGCCAACACCTACAAGAAGGCATTTTTCTTGAGTACAAGACCACAATGATCCTATCGCTGCAACAATCAGCAAGCAAGTAATATAGGATATTGCGACCTTCAAAGTATCCATCACTTCATGGCCTTCCATACGCATTCAAAACGCATATCTTTTACCTGAATTACTCGACCATCGCTATTAGCTATTAGCACCTGCCCCCAAAGCGTCGCTACCGCGCCAGCAAACCTAGTAGCTGTAGCTAGACATCTTGCCTCAGGATTTCTACCCTCTATTGGCCCAATATAGAGTGAAATACTATTGAAGACGTATATGATAAGAAAAAGCTTCATTTTTTATCCTGGCCACAACGAGGACAGTGATAAAGCTTTACCGACTTCAACTTTCTAAGGGGATATCTCCCACACTTGGGACAGGACATAATAATATCCTATTCTGCACGCCAAGCTGATGGCTTCACCCTTTCATCCCTACGCCGCTCAGCTCTTTGTACAATTCCCAGCAAAAACTTCACTTGGAGCGCATGCGACAAGTGAGTTGTTGGTGGGACCGCCGCAGATCCTCTAGGGACTTTTCTTTAACGTCTTTTTAGGCAGGAGGGCACTACGGCAAATTCTGGTCAGCTAGCAGAGCTTGAAGGAGTGTCCATCCTCAAAGGAGTCTGACGTAGCCAAATTATCAGTCTCACCACTATCCGAGGCTGGAGTAGTCGGCGCAACCTCAACAGGCGCGGCCAGTGCCTTAAGCTCTTCCATACTGCCAACACCAAGATCGCTAAGAAACTCTGTCCGTTCGCGCTTCCGCTTAGCGACCCTAGCCGCTTTCAAAAGATGCTTCTCTTGAGCGTCGAGTTGCTCAAACTCGGTCGTGTCAACCTTGCCGACAACCCACTTGACTTCTTCACCCTCGTCAAGAGCGCGGTCAACATCGTCAACGGCATCTAGGCCAACGGACTTGATTTCGACAACGGTCATATTGTGACGTGTCGACGTTCTAACGACAACAAAATCGCCCTTCTTGAGCGTGCTATCGTAAGTCTTGAACAAAGCAACGTTCCTGCCGTTACCATTGATCTGATGACTGGCTGTCTTATGAGGATCATAAATCCCGACAACGGGAATGATTTTCTCGTCAATCAAGAGGATCTTAGCGCTATCGTGCATCGGTCTGCCTTTCGCTTGGGAGAAGTTAAGGCCACTAAAGAAAGCCATAGTAACCTCAATGTCACGCCTTATAGGTGTTTTTATATTTTCACGAAGATCATGATGTGTCAAGCGTAATAATAAGGGGTCCGTGCGAGGGGTTCTGTTATGATTGGTGGGACCCGCCACCGCCGCCGGGGTGGGATGGGACCCAATCGGGGGGTGGGGGTACCCTCGCGCGCACGCGAGAGTCGTGGTCCTAAAATAGGAATATATACGGCGCATAACAGTTATTATGGGAAATAGAAAACCAAACAAAAACAATGACTTACGATATCACTCATCCTTAGGTAGTCCGAAACTATCTTCACCATCACTCTTAGTAAGCTCTAAATCAACATCTTGTGGTATGGTGATTGAATAACCCTCACCTTCGACTTCCTCGATAGCAGGAAGTTCAAGATTAGTGTTGATAGTAATCTGCACACCTCCAGATAGATCACCTTTCTCGCCCCATTTCTGCGGGTTTAACCGGCTTGCGACCTTAAGATTGGTGTCACTTATTACCCTAGCGACCATGGCGCTATCTCGGTCGTACGCTTCGCGCGCTGCTGACACTGCCTCATCCACCAAACTGTCAGCCTGTAGGCTCCGCGCACGCGAATAAGCTTGCCAGAAATCCGGGTATTGCTTAAGCCAGCGATATACTGTCCTCATCGATACGCCAATAGGGTCAGTTCCTTCTATGACTTCATACATACGTTTACCCTGTTCATCGATAACAGGATCGCCATGCTCATCAAACAAAAGTCTTACCTTCTTCCTTTGGCCGTCGCAGACTTCTTTCAACGTCTGACCTTCAGAAATCCTCATTAATATCTCATTGAATAGCTGCACTGTTGGAACGATAGCCGGAGCGCCGCGAGAGTGGCCAGTAGCAGCCTTATTAGCTTGTGCTATTTGAAGCGCTTCACCTTCCAATGGTGCGCTCAAATCAGCAGCCTTTGCGAAGCCTCTAGGCATGAGATCCACAGTCCTCTCTCGTCCTAACCAACATCACCATATTAAGGATACTGAAATTGACTTTGCACACAGCACATACAGTTTTGTAAGAAATTATAGCTAAGAAAGATGATTTGATGATAAGTGATTGATAAATAAGGATGAAAGACACG